AAATTAAGACAAGCTACAGAAGAAAAAGTAAGACAATTCGCAAAAGACTCTGAAAATATTGGATTAAAATTTAGTACAGACGAAGATTTGTTAAATGCGGAGTCTGATTATTTAAATAATTTATATAGTCAAGTTTCAGTAGGAGAAGAGGCTATTCAAGAAGGCAAAAAATTAGCTATTCAGTCAAAGAAAAATAGAAGACAAGCCGAGGTTACTGCTGAAAATCAAAAGAAATTATTCGACGAAGACGTTAAGCAAATAGCGGATAAAATTTTAATTGCTAAAGGTTTTCAAAAACAAGTAACTCAATTAGATCTTAATGACAAAGCTTCAAAAGAACTTGAATTAGAATCTTTAAATTTGGCTAGAGCTTCTGGAGAATTGGCGGCTCAATATAATAATTTAGCGGCAGTTACTGCAAACGAAAAAACTAAAATCTCTAATCAACAAGCTGGAGAAATTACATCTGCGATAGCAAAAGGAGGAGCTTACTCTGGAACATCTACTAATCTTAGAGAACAGGCAAGAGCTTCAATACTGCAACAAAATTTAGGCGGAAGAAATCCAACAAATGTTTCTATTGGGGAACAAGCTAATTTATTAAGTGGCAAAGGTAATACTATTGGTCAAAATTTAAAAATTGAAGGTTCTGGTTTATTAGATGAAGCTAAAACATTCCAACAAATACTTGGTCAAGACACACCAAAAGCGTTAGCTGACGGATTAGCAGAAGCGATGAAAGTTGGTCTTTCTGGAGCTGATAATATTGGCGAAGCTTTACAAAATATTGCAAAGTCATTCCTTCAAAATTTACAAAGCGCATTTTTACAATCAGCTTCTAATAAAATAGTTGGATCTACTTTAGCCGCTATCGGTGGTTCAGAAGGCGGATATGTTAAAAAATTTGCTACTGGAGGCATGGTTACTGGTGGATCAGGAATTCGTGACGATGTACCAGCAATGTTAAGCGCTGGCGAATACGTTATGCGTAAATCTGCCGTTCAAAAATATGGCGCGGAAAATATCGCAAAGATGAATGATGGCGGCATTTTCCTTCCTGGTGTTCGTGGTGGATCAGCAATTTCTGGATACGATCAATTATCTAAATTCGCTAATCAAACAACAACAAGCGGCGCTACTGATATATTGCAAGGAACTGGATCAACAGCTTATGCTAATCTTGAAGATCAAAGTTCTAGACTTTCTAGATTTGGATTGATGAACGAAGACACCATCAAAGGCGAGGTAACTAGCGCTCAACAACAAGGCTTAGACCTTATCGCAAAAAGAGAAGCTTACAGAACACAGCAAAGAAAAGCTATGCAACAACAGATTATTTCTACCGTGGCTTCTATTGCTGTTGCTTATGGAGCTGGAAAATTAGGATCAGCAATGAAGACTAAACCAACAACGAAATTAGATTATGGGCAAAATAATTTTAAAGGTGGAATTGAAAATTTAAACAATACTGTTTTAAATAATCAAGGATTGGCAAATGCGATTCCAAATGATAAATTTGAAAGTTTATATTTTAATTCTGCACCTCGCGTTGGAGTTGGAAATGCAATTGGATATAGAGGAGGAGCATATGGCGGAATGATCGCTGGATTTAACAATGGTGGCGGACCAACAGACGATATTCCAGCCTTATTAATGGGCGGTGAATACGTTATGAATCGCGCCTCTACTCGTAAATACGGCAAGCAGTATCTTGACTCAATGAATACTGGCCGCGCTAGATTCGCAGATGGCGGCGAAGTTGGCATGGACGCTACCGTAGAATCATCAGACTCTAAGGCAAAGGTTGACTCTAAAACAGGAACCGCCGTTAACATTAGCATTAATGTTTCTGGAAGTAGCTCTTCTACTGAATCACAAGGTCAAACATCACAAGGCGGCGTAGATTACAAGAAGATGGGAGAACGGATTAAGGCTGTAGTGCTTGAAACCATTAACGAAGAAAAACGTTTAGGGGGAGCACTCAGAAGTAGATAATGAGTAAAACTTCATCAATCTCAAATTACGATAATAGTTTACACATTAGCGGCTATAAAATATTAGGCGTTAATAGTGTTAATTTTGGCTACTCACTTCCAGTTGATCATGTTAGTGTAATTGGTTATTCAAAGTTTAAGACATTTACTTCTAGCGCGCCACAATCTTCTTTAAGTGTTCAGAAATACTTATCTCCTGCTGATTTCTTTTTGAATTTTACAGGGATAAATCCTTTAAATGGTAGAGTAGAATATAACGGTAAAAAGTTTGGTTTTGAGTCAGCTTATCTTACCTCTTATTCTGTTGCCGCATCTGTTGGTAATTTTCCAAATCTAAACGCAAGCTTTTCTATATTTGGAAATATTGGAAATGAAATAGGCGATAATGGAGTTTCTGAAACTGGAGCTTTGGCAGTCGTGCGGCCCGGCGATATTAGAATCGAGTGCGACGGAAGCGGAACTAATAGAATTGAGTCATTCACTTATTCGCTAGACTGCAAAAGAGAACCTTACTACCATCCAACAGGTAGCGGCGCAATGGAAGTAGTTACAGTTAAGCCGTTTAAGGTAAATGCCGAGTTCAGTATTGCAGTTAGCGATTATGAATCAAAAAAGGCTTTCGACTACATATTGAATTCTAATAGCAGAAAGATTACAATAGAAGTAGGCTCATTAGCCACATTTACAATGAGTAGCATGGAACTTATAGCTGAATCTTTAAACACATCTGCTACTGATGATTTGGTAATAACACTTACTTATCAAGGATTCATCTAATGTCTTTCTTTTACGATAGAGATCAAAATGTATCTGGATCTATTCCAACTAGCTTGGGATACACGCCTTCCTATGGCGCTACAGTTGAGTTTTCAGCTGACTTATCCGCATATACTACTACCGATAACTATCTGCACATGATGCCAAAAGGATTAAATCATTTGCAGATGAAAATGAATCTTCCGTTTGAGAATAAGAAACAAGAAGATGCGCGCAAAATTCTTGGTTATATTGAGTCTTTAAATGGAACTGGAAATTTCTTATATACAGATCCAACGCAAATATATAAGCCAATTAGAATGTTTTGCGACAATATCGAAAACTCTTTTAACGAACATGATCTTCATACAGTTAGCGTATCTTTAGGCTCTGATCAAGCGGCGTCGTTATTAAAATGGGACACCGCTTACATTACAGGCAGTAATATGAAAGGCGAGTATTCTGCTGGTGTCGCTTATTCTAGATTTGACGTAGTAAGAAATATCTCCGCAAATGCAAACAATTTATACGATTCTTTTTATTACGTTACTGGCGACATTAGCGTAGGCGAAAATACCGCGATCTCTAACGCTAAATTTACTAAAGAGTTTTTCTTTCAGCCAACTTATCCAGCTCAAATATCAAAAGAAACATCTGTAATCAAAACAGAGTTGCCGTATTCTTTCACAAAAAGAGCTGACTTTGGTATGCACGCAAATGTTTTAAAATCATTAAAATTAGATTTCAAAGGTATTTCTGATAATGAGGCTAGATGTATCTTGCACTTTTTATGCGGAAAGCAAGGTTATAGAAAATTCCAATATAAGTTTCCAAAGATTTATGAGCAAGATAAACTCTTCTTTTCAAATCAATGGAGCCATACATTTGTTTATAAAAACGTAAACGATATTTCAGTAACTTTAATAGAAGACCCACTTGGGGCGAGAAAGGTTTACTAATGAGAAAACTAATTTCATATGAAATGGAGATGATGTTTGTTGGCTCGCGCGAAGCGTACACACCAGCAAGCAACACGGGCAATGCGGTTTCTCGTTTAGACTTTATTCAAAACTATGGCTTTTCATTTAGCATGAATCGACAGCCATTGAAACAAATTGGTTCATCTTCGTTTGCCGCTCGTCAAAGCCAACTTGCTCCAGATGTTGAGTTAGATTTTTCTTATTTGCTCAATGATGGATGGAACGAAAAATACTTAGGATTAGATTTTACTGATAATGCTTACACAAATCCGTTTTATACTATATTAACTGATGATAAAGATAAGAATTTTTATGTAATGATTGCTAATGATCAAGCAAAAGATGCTGTTGCGTCTATTGTTCCTACAGATTTTAATGTATTAGGTATCGGTAATACTTATATTGGTTCTTATAATATTAAAACTTCTGTTGGGCAAATGGCTGAAGTTAGCTGCAAGCACGTTGGCGCTAATGCTCAAATCACGAACTATTCTGCTACAAATTATGTTCCAGCTGTAAATACAGCTTCTGCTGGCCAAGACTCTC